CACCCGGGTCGGTGTGTCCGCCAGCTACTTTGTGGGCAGCGGTAATGTCGGCGTGGGTACAAAAGCCTTTGGTTTTTCCGTCTAGGATCTGCGCAGCGGTCAAGTGTGTGTTGGGTATCGAATACTTGGCCATAAGGGTCTTACAGAGGCTTGTAGCCTGTTTTAAGACCATCTGGGAGTAGGCGTTAGCCCACTCGGCTGGGGTAAATTTAGCCTGACCAGTCAACTCAATGCCAATAGATTCTAGGTTGCGCTCCCACACGTCACAATGCCACGCAATATCCTCATCGGCTACTGACTGGGCAACTGCCGCGTTATCTACCATGTAGTGGGCAGATGCTTGCGGTGCGGTAGGGCCGGCAAACCACTGGGCAAGGTGTGCAGCCTGACCCGGCAACTGCTGGTTCTCTGCGCTGTGCAAAACTATGAGTCGGATCGGCTCACGTTTGCCATAGCCGGGTGTGTAATTTTTTGCTTGAATTATTGCCATATCAATCTCTCTGCTAGATCGCCGGGTGTGCAGATCCAGTCTTCTTTGGCAAGGGCTAATCCGCTTTTGTTGTAGCACTCAGATACCAACTCAGAACAGATATAACCTTCACGTTGGGATAGCCATTTGGCAAAGCGAGTATTGGCGATGATCTTTAGCCCAAGAATACGCAGGGCAATGTCAAAAATAGTAAAGAAACTATAAGGAGCGCCAACGGCAGCTCTTGCATAATCGACAATGGATAGACGCTGTGCGTCATCTAACTCTTCGTGCTGGTTCCAAGCGACATGGTCATAGTCAGTGACCTTGTTGATCTTTACGCCAGTCGGATCTGCACTAACCACTTCCCCGTTGCCAACATAGATAACGCTATGGTTCCACCGAGAAAACGTACCAAGACGAATAAGCCAACCAAAAAATCCATGAGTTTTGACACACCCGTAATCGCCAATGCGTGGCTCATAAGTCCTCATGTATTTCCTCAATCAAATCCATCTCTCGTTTTTCGAGTTTAAGAATGTGGCGGATGATCTGAGCATCACGCTTGGTCTGGCCAATCATGGCAATACCGATGATCAACTCAACGGTTACGGCTAGCCATGAGGCTAGCAACTGCCAGTGGATGTAGGAGCCAGTATCTTTGAACCAATTGGGCTTAGCCCACCATGCGGCGCTTAGGCCAGTCCAGAGAAATACGAACCACCAGTTACGGATAATGCCTTGGATAGTCCACGATACTTGCTCGCTGAATGTAAGAACATCGCCAGTAGTTCATGGATGTACTTTTTTTTCCAAGGGTTAAGCATTGTGCTCCCTAATGTGTTGTTCAAACTTGCCGCCAAGTATGCCTACCTCAACCGCTATATCTTGCTGGCGCTCTACCAATGTTTCGACCATTGGGATAACCTGCTTGCGGATAGCATCATTGAGGGAACTGCCAGTATTGGGAGTTACCTCATGTTTAATGTCGCGTATATCCTGAAACTCTTGTCGTAAGACATTCTGAACGCCGTGCTTGAACACGTACCAAATGCCGGTACCTGTAGCTCCAATAGTGAAGACAGCGTTATACGCGATGGTTGTTATGTCAGTGCTAGTCATGGCTACCCTTATGCGTTGACGGTACGGAACTGAACCATGCAAACGCCACCAAAACCGGAGAAGCGCTTATCTGGTGGGGACATGCGGACAAAGGAAAGAGATTCGATCACGCCTTGAACCTGCTCGCCAGTGGTAAAGTCTTGAAGAACAATTACATCGCCATTTGATTCAACTGATTCAAGGGCTGAGATGCGCTCTTTGGCGTAGCCTTCATAGCCAGTGACCATGTTGTAACGATCTTTGTCAAAGTCAAAGATCAGAACTGGTATGCCAATCTCGCGCTCACGGGCAACCGCTGGGAGCGACTTAAGTTGATAGCCATTGAGGGTTGTTGAAGATAGCCCATTGCTTGTTGGGTAGAGAGTGAACTTGAAAGCAAGCGATTCAAGAGGAATGTTTACGCCAGTTGTAATGTCTTGAGTTACGTCAAAGTCAGGCGTGATAGTAATAAGATCATTAACATTTAACGATGGATCGACTGTAGAGATTTTAATGTTGCCAGTGATCGGAGAAGTAACGCGAGCCTTGATGTACTTGAAATGTTTATCTTCAAGGGTNAGGTAACGGATCTGGCCAGTCTGGATAAAACCGNTAGAGCAAAGCGCACCGCTTGAGTTGCTGTTCTTTGGATCTGTCTGGATGTACACGCCTTGGCCGTTGATGGCAAACATCAAACGGCTAGTCTTGCCATAGACCGCAACGCTTGTTGTGGTGGCAGTTGAGCGCACACCGCTGACCAATGGTGGGCGAAGGTTGCTTGCATAAGCAACTTGGTTAGTTGCAATTTCTTTGCCAATGTCAATCTTGATTAAGCCAGATGAGTATGTGCCGTCACCGTTATCGATGTAGTTGGTAATGGTGCAGTAGGCATAACGATCATTGAAGGCAATGTCATAGACATAGCCATCGGTTCCCGATGGAGTAAGGTAGTTACCAAGAGCTGGGTTGTAGCCCTGCGTCACCAAAGTGAATGGGCCGTAGGTTACATAACCAGAAGATACAAAGCCTGACGTATCGATGGTTCCTACGCGAATACCTTTGTTGGTTCCAAAGACCATATACTTGCCAACGTATGCACCAAGGGCAAGAATAATCTCACCCTTTGGCATATCGGCAGCAGTTAGTGCCTTGTTAAGCAGTGGCACTGCGCCAGTTGTATCAAGGGAAAGACGATACACGCTGGATGAGTCTGAGCAATAGCCGGATACATAGATCGCATTTGGGCCTTCACAAATGCCAGTCCACACCCATGCTGCATTTGAGTGAGCATAGATCGGCGTTGAGTTGTTATTGGCAAGGGTAATTGTGCCAGTGGCAGAAGGGTTAAATGCCACGTTAGCGTTCTGGATGTTAAGCGCTACGTGAGTGTTGTCGCGAACGTCGATGACTTGCCATGTGCCGTTGTATGGTGAGCCTACTGAGGCTACAGTTACAAGGGAGCCAATGCTGAAATTGTGTGGCGCAGAAGTAGTCAACTCAGCCACGTTGCTGTTGTAGCTATTGTTGTTGGCTGTGTATGCGCCAAGGATGGTGGCGCTTACATTGAAACTGACAATAGGCACAATTTCAAACAGGTAGTTGTTAATGCCGGCAATCAAGCGCTGCTTGACCCAGTTCAACTTAACCTTAGTAACGCTTCCCGTGTTGGTTGTTGGGATAGTAAAAATTGATGTGCCGCTGGTCGATAAGGTCAGCGGACCTTTATAGATGTTGGTTGCTGTGGCTACATAATAGTTGCTGCCATCTACTGCTATGTCAAGGATCGTTGTCGATCCGCCCCATGTGACAGTAATGTTAGAACCACCTTGAACCTTCTTGGTCAAGGTTGTGCCATCGGCAATAAGGGCAAAATCATTGGTGCCGTCGTTGCCACCTTTGACAATCAAGCCGTTGCTTGATGAAGAATAAAGCAACTCTGTATCAGGGAGCAGATCCACGCGGCCAAGGTTAAATACCTCAACACCGGCAGACTTGTTAAAACGAAGGTTGACTGTGTCACCTTCTACTGGCTCTTCATAGCGAATACCAGCTCCATAATGGAATGAGGACTGGGAGCGTAGCCACCATCCTGTAAGGGTTTGCTCGCCCGGTTCTTTCTGTTGATCGATCTGCTGCTTGCGATACTGCGCAGTTTCGCGCTTGTAAGGGTACTTATCGTTGACCGCAAAGAAGAATGGCAAGCCACCAATGGCGCAATCATAGGTATTTGAAGTATTAACAAACGTGTTACCAACGGTATTTGGCTGACCTACTGGATCAACTGGACGTTCAGCAATATGCTTAATACCGTTGTATGTCACATCTACTCCTTATGTTAAGAGGTTCACCAACGTTCTTGTACGCCCGTGAGCCAATTGTGTATATACCTGCGTGGTTGCGACACTTGAATGTCGCATAAGTTCTTTAACGGCGATCAAATCGCCACCGCTTTTTTCAAGCATTGTGGTGGCAAAGTAATGCCTCAAGCTATGGAAATGCTTAGCCTCTGGGCCAAGGATGCGACGCATCTCATTGGCCGCTTTTTTAGAAAAGCCATTGGGGTCAATCTGCCAAAGCCTGTCCAAAGTGTTATGTGATTTAATCATGTCAGCCACTACAGGGCTGATGGGTATAACAAGATCGGTATTGCCTTTGCCTATGACGTTCAGCATTGGGCCTTCATCTGTATCAACAAGATCAGCGCCACGAATTTTGGCTGCTTCCATGGCCCGCAGGCCTGCCATTCCGCCTAGGATAAACCAGTCCCTATAGGGCTGCCGAGCCTCTGCCAGCAACTTGGCATACTCAGCCTTGGTAACAGGCTTAGGAACGCCCCTACCGGCTTTTACGTCCGGTAAATCCATTGATGGATTATTGCCATTGATCAGATCAAGTTTATTAAGATGTTTATAGATTGAGCGCAAGCGAGAAACATAGTTGGCCTTGGTGGACTGCTTGGTAGCAGCCAACACAATTTTCTCTAAATCTTCTCGCTTGGCCAATGCAGGATGTACGCCGATCCGGCGTATGATCTGCCAGTCTGTCCTTATGACATAAGGGCTAAAGCCCGATGAGTCATACCGGTTTTTGAGCTGGCGGTATATCTCGTCCATTGAAACAAGATCAATATCGTCCATGGACATACCCCACCCCAATGCCACATATAAAGCTAATGATAGCTATTGCCATGTGGCAAGTGTAGCAGGTCTAACTTGCAGGCAACTGTTACGCCGTTGGATCTGCCGGAGCGTTTCCTATGCCAACGAAGTTGGATGGGAGTGTTTGATTTGCCGCAATTTGGGCATCGTAGTCAGCCTTCGGCATAGACACATACTCTCCGTTGCCTTTATCAATAATGGCAAAAGTTTTCATTAAACTATCAATTTGCTCATAATCTACAAAATTTATATTGTCCATATTACAACTCCGCACTAAAGCCAATATAGGCTGAGGTTGAATTAGAATTTGTTAGTATGTAAGGCCTAAACTGAGTAAGCCCACCAGCAGTAGTTGCTTCAAGATAATATACATCTGGTGTTGAGTTTAATCCTGATTGAGCCACGCTTGAAACCACAACTGTTCCGCTTGTGTCATAAAGCGACAAGTTTGCGGCATCAATAGTTGAAGAAGGAACCGTTCTCATTGTTATTGGTAACTTTACTTGGATACCAGCAACGGTTGTAGATTTACCAATTCCAGCACCATATTGTTGATAAGCAACACCAGTTGAACTTCGGTAGTAATAACGCTGGCAGGCTTGTAACTCCCCCTGAAGTGTTCCGCTATTGGTGCGGAATGGAAGAGCAACTGAGCCAAGGTCAATCTGAACGCCAGTCACTTCGTAATAATCGTTGGTGCTGGCAGTACTAGTTGGAGTGAAAACAAAGTTGATTGCCATTTGAGAAATGCTTGCACCCAATGTGGCGGTTGCAGTAAATCTTTGCCAAGTAGCAGTCAGGGCTGGAGTTTGCAAAATTGCGTTAGCCTGACCAGTAAAACCAGTCAATACATTTTGGTCGGTTCCTGTGCCTGTCACCAATCTATACTGCAAACCCTTTGAAGAGGCTGAGTAATCGCTTCCTGCTCTAGCGTAGAATGAGAGGGTAACGGTCTTTCCAGCGTAAGGAATTGAGTTGATAGATTCAAACGATTGTGCAAACTGAATGTCGCTTGTCTGACTATTTCCTGAAGTTCTTTGCACTCTGGAGCAGTACTGGATAAACGGCAGGTTTGTTGTGTCACCAGTTGCTCGTTGGCTGATGCTTGCGGCAGATTGAGAAATTGATGCTTGCCATCTGTCTGCGGCGTACTTGGTTTCATTGCTATAAGAAATGTTTGTTCCACGCTGCCAAATTTGAAACGCTGAATTGAGGACTGGCTGGCTAAATGCCTGACCTGCCCACGATACGCCTGTGCTGGCAGAAGAGTTTGCAACGAGTGTTGAGCCGTCAGCTCCTACTGTGGGCAGATAGCCCCCATTATATTTAATTGACATATTATGACAACTCGCTTCCGAAGGCTTGGAATGTAAGAGCGCTTGCTGTTGCTGTGTTAATAGTGATCACATCCGTTGTAGCCAAGGTAATACCATTGGTGTAA